CCCCCGCCGCTCCGAGGCCCGGGGCGTAGGCGGCGGGAACGGAGCCGGGGGAGACCGCGAGCAGGCGCGCGACCTCGGAGTCCCTCGCCGCGTCCACCATCGAGGATGCGGTGTCCGCGACGGCGTCGATGACCTGCTTCGCGTTGTCGGCCACGCCCCACTCCCATCCGTCCATGACCGCCTTGCCGACGAGCGCGAACACCTTGGACGGGCTCTCGATGCCAAGGAAGCCGAGCGCCGCGTCGAGTGCCTTCTTCGCGGAGTCCACCACCGCCTTGCGGAGCTTCTCCGCGCCGTTCGTGACCCCGTCGATCAGGCCCTTCATCATGTCGCCACCGGCGTCGAGGAACTTCTGGCGCAGCTCGAGCAGCTTCTCGATGGCGCTGGTCACGAGCGTGACCACCCCGTCACGGAGGGCCTGCTGGATCCTCGGGACCGCCTCCACGAGCGCCATGAAGAGCCTCACCGCGGCCGCCTGCAGCGAGGACAGCAGCGTCGGCAGCAGCTCGACGATCTTCATCACGAGCAATACGACCGCCTCCCACAGTGTCCCGAGGATCTGCGGGACGGCCTCGCACAGCGCGAGGAACAGCGTGATGGCGGCGCCCAGCAGTATCGGGATGAGCGTCGGCAGCAGGTCGATGACCGTCGTGACGAGCGTGGCCACGGCCTCGAGCAGCGCCACGAGGATGGCGGGCAGCGCCTCCACGATCGCCATGAACAGCGTGATGGCACCTTCGATGAGCGCCGGGATGAGCGTCGGGAGCATCTCGACGAGTACGGTGACGAGCGTGCTGGCCGCCGTCACGAGCGAGGTGAGGATGGCGGGCAGCGCCTCCACGATCGCCATGAACAGGCCCATCGCCGCCTGGAACAACATAGGGATGAGCGTCGGGAGCATGCCGACCAGTGTGGAGATCATGCCGGTCACCGCGGCCAGCAGGGCTACGATGACTTGCGGCAGCGCCTGGACAAGCCCGAGGAACAGCGTGGCCGCGGCGCTGACGAGCATCGGGACGAATGTCGGAAGCATGCCCACAATCTGCGTGAGACCGTCGAGGAGCGCCGTGATGAGCTGCGGGATGACGACGGGCAGCGCGGCGGCTATCTGGAGCACGCCCGAGAGCAGCGCCGAGACGAGCACGGGGATGAGGCCGGGGAGTGCGCTCGCCACCGCGGCGATCAGCCCTGCCACCGCGGCGATCAGCGGTGGCAGGAGCGCCTGTATGCCGCCCGCCAGCAGCTCGACGAGCTTGCTGATGCCCGTCTGGAGCTGGCCCGCGGCCGCGGCCGGATCGAGGCCTTGCAGCACGTCGAGTTTGCTCATGCCTCGCGAACCCTCGAGGATGGCCGAGAAGCCGCCCACGATCTGATGGAGGGCGTCTTTCAGGGTGTCCACGCTCGCGATGATGTCGGGGCCGAACGCGTTGCCGATCGCGTCCCCGAGCATCTGGAGCGCGGTCGTGCCGACCTGCTGTATCTGCTGGAACGCGAAACCGAGCGCGTTGATGCCCGTTGTCTGCTCGGCGAAGGCCGCGTCCGTGGCCCCGGCGGCACCGGCCATGGCGTTGAGCTTCTCCGTGTACGCGGCCGCCTGTGGGCCTCCGAGGGCGAGCGCGAGGGTCTGCCCCTCGATGGAGCCGATGTAGTCCTGGAGGGGTTTACCGCTCGCCTCGGCCGCATCCGTGAGGATCTTCAGCGATCCGGCGAGACCCTCCTTCGCGAGCATCGCCTTGGCGTCCTCGTATCCTGCCGCCTTGATGGCCTCGGTCGCGGCGTCGGTGGGGGCCATGAGCGACTGGAGCGCGCCCCGAAGCTGGGTCGAGACCTCGGCCGCTCCTCCGGTCACGCCGGTGAGTGTCGCCATGGTGGCGAAGAGCTCCTCCTGGGAGACGCCGAGCTCGTTGGTGAGCGGTGTCACGCGCCCGACGGAGGCCGCGAGCTCGGGGAAGGTGGTCTGCCCGAGGCGCACGGTCATGAGTGCGAGGTCGGACGCCTTCTGCACAGCCTCCGCGCTCGTGTCCCCGTAGGCCTTCGTGACCGCCGAGGTCAGGTTGATGGCGTCGGCCGTGCCTGCGACGCCCGCCGTAGCGGCCTTCGCGTTGACCTCGAGTATCTTCACGGTGTCGGCCGTGTCCCCGAAGGCGGAGACCACCTGGTAGAGGCCGCCCGCGAGGTCCTCGGTGCTCTTCCCGGTCGAGACCGCCATGTCCTGCACGGCATCCTTGAGCTCGTTCACCCGCTCGGTCGAGCCGGGGATGAGCGAGGCGACGTTCGCCATCGACGCGTTGAAGTCGTTCGCGGCCTTGACGCCCGCCACCCCGAACCCGATGACTGCGGCGGTCATCAGCGCCACGCCCCCGATGGCGACCTTGGAGAGCCCCGAGACCGCCGCGCGGAACTGCTGGTCGTCCGCGGCGATGTCTATGACGACCCGTCCGTCGGACATGCTACTCACCCCATCTCTCGGCGTCTTGAGCGGCAGTGGCGGCGAGGTCCTTCGGCGGCAACGCGTAAGCCTTCTTCATCGCCTTGAAGCGCTTCGCGTCCTCGCCATTGAGGTCGCGCGGCGCCGGCGTGTTGCGGTAGTACATCGCCGTCTTGGTCTCCGAGTCGTTGCCCAGGTTGGCGAAGTAGGCCATGAACACCCACCAGTGCATCCTCGTCGCGGGGTCGGCGAGGTCGATGCCGTACTCGCGACGGAAGTCGGCGAGTATCATCCCGGCGTCGTGATCCCAGTCAAGCAGACGCCTGCTCCTGCGCTTTGACGGCGCCTCGCCGCAGCGGTGGAAGTCCATCGCCGCCTCGAGGGCGGATGCCGTGTCAGGCGGCACCGCGTCTCCGAAGTACAGGCGCAGGATGGCCCCGGCCTTGAGCGCCTCGGAGAGCGCCGACTCAGCCACGCGCACGACCGAGATGCCCGTGCGATAGCCGGATCTGAGAGGCACGCTGGACCCGCCGACTGGCACCGCGCGGGGCAGCGGCGAGACCAGGATGTTCACGCCTCAGTCCTCTTCGACGGTCGCCGTCAGGTCGGAGAGCAGGTCGCCCACGGCCGCGTCGAAATCGACCGTCACCTCTTTGAGCACGTGCACGAGGAGCCTGATGAGCCCGGTCACGGTCGCCCGCCGCTCGCCCTGGATGATCGCGACGGCCCCTTCGCCCAGGACCTGGTCCACGGTCGCGGTGATCTCGTCGGCGAGCCTGCGGTAGCCGCTCGCCCCGAGCGCGGAGAGATCGATCTCCTTGAGCCGCGCCACGAGGTCCTCGCCAGCCGAGAGGGACTCGATGTCGCCGACGAGCACCTCGAAGTCATGCCCGTTGATGAGGAGCGTCCTGCGCTCTTCGTGAAGGATGAACTCCGACATGCGCTACACCGCCGGGGTGAACGTGCGAGTGGCTGTGTCGAACGTTCCGGCCGTCCAGCCGTCAGAGGTCATCGAGAGCGTGCCGGTCGCCCTCACGGCCTCGCCCGCGCCGCCGTCGATCGGGTTCTGCGTCAGCGTGAAGTTCGCTTTCTTGGCGGCGAAGCCGCTCGTGCCGATGGGATAGCCGCTGGCGCTCCCGATGTACGTCCAGGTCACGGTTCCGTCGGTCACGGTCGTCGTGGTCCATGTGGCGGGCTGGGTCGCGCCGGTGGTGCCCGCGGTGGTGCATTCGTAGAGGTTGCCGCCCGCGATGATGCGCGCGCCCAGGGCCCTGACCACCGAGGCCGCCCACGCCGGATGCGCCGGACGGAACCTGAGCACGCGCACGATCTCGGTCGGCACGTTCGACACGTCCTCGTTGGCCATCAGCCAGCTCTGGAGCGCACCGGGGTCGACGATGTCGATATCGAGATCCACGGTGGTCTTCTTGCCGGTGACGTAGGAGGGCTGGTTCACCCGGTCCTTGTACTGCGCCTCGTACGTGGACACATCGACCTTCGGGTCGAACGCGTTCACCTCGGTGACCCGGATGAACGAAGCGCCCGCCTTGAGGTAGTACTCGATCCTGTCGATGGTGATCAGGTTGGTCATCTCATCCTCGCTTTCGATACGTCAGCTCCAGCGTGATCTGATAGTCCTCCGGCCCGGCCTCTCCGGTCGCGACCCTGACAGGCAGCGTGCGCCTCTCGAGCGAGATCCAGCTGAACCCGTCAGGGGCCGCCGGCCAGGCACCTCTGTCGTCGATGCTGACCGAAACGTTACCGAGGACCGACATGGCTTGGAGCCTTGCGGCGGTGTCGCCACCGTTGGAGCGCAGGTGGACCGCGAAGGGGTACTCGGCGATGTGCCCGCCGGACTTGTAGCGCTTGACGTAGGGCTCCCCCACGAGCGTCGAAAGCATCACCGCGTCGCGCCCGTCCGTGGGCAGGTCCTCGAGGAACACCGGGATCCCCGCGAGCGCCGGGTGGGTCTCAAGCCAGGTGAGCACAGCGCCCACGACCGTCGTGTCCATCTTCGCCTCAGAGCCCCTTCCCGTACTGCCGCTTCGCGACCTGCTCCCAGCGGCCCTTGTTCGCCGCCTTGGAGTGCGCGAACCACTGCGTGGTGGCCTGCGGGTGCCTGGTCTTCGTCTTGCCTGGCAGCCCGTAGTACTGCCGGCGGGCGTAGGGCACCGCGCTCGATCCGTAGATGAGAAGGCCCTGCTCGGGACGGGACTCGGAATCACCCGATGCCGCGAGTGCGCCCGAGACGCGCGGGACGTACGGTCTCGTATCGCCGATCGCGGCGAGCGTCATCATCGTGCGTGCGCGCTTCTTGGCCGCGTCAGCGCGCGGGCCGATCTGGCCGAGATCGACGCTCTTGAGCTTGAAGCCGACCCTCATGCCCCCGCCGCCTCGAGGTGGTGGACCCTGCCGCGCCGGTCCCGGAACGTCTCCACGCCGGTCAGGCGGTAGATACGCCTGCCCGAGGAGAGCTGCTGTACAGTGGCGGGCGGAAGCTCGAGCCCGCAGACACCCGCCACCACGATGTCGCCGGCTCGCAGCGTCCATGAGCCCGCGCCCGCGAACGACTCTGGCTCGGCGTAGCCGGGAAGGGAGCCGGGGACGAACAGCGTGATGCCGTCGGAGGACGAGCGGCCCTGCATCGTCGCCACCGCTCCGGATGACTCCTCGGCGCGCACTCCGCTCACCACCGTACGCAGGTAGGCGGCGGTCCGGCCCGTCCCGGCCAGCGCGTTGTAGACCGTCACCGTGTGTTCGCCGAGTCGCATCAGATGCCCCGGTAGAGCAGTCCGGTCCCCACGAGGTGGTGAGCGATCGCGCCACCGGTCGTCAGCGGAGCGGCGTACTCGAGGGTGACCCTGCCCACGCCCTCGCGCGTCACGGGCGGCGAGTCGACGAGGTCCACGACCGCGCACACCGCCCGCTCGTAGGCGGTCTGCGTCGCCGGGGTCACGGCGTTCGGCCAGATCGCGGAGTTCACGAGGGAGGAGGCGCGCGGAAGGGCCGCGAGAAACAACCCTTCCGCGATCCGGCCGCCGTTCGCGACGTAGGTCGCGTATGTCGGCGCGCTCGCCACGGGGCTAGCCCCAGACGCGGCAAGCGAGCTCGGGAGTGAGCGTCTTGACGCCCCAGAGGCAGTCGATCGAGATGACATCCGACTTCAGGTTGCGGTCATAGTCGTACACGACGCGCAGGCTGATGCCGTTCCAGTTGACGGTCTCGACGCGCGCGGCGCCCATCGGAGGAGCGAGCGGACGCGTCACGAGGGCGAAGGCGTTCCGGTGGAAGGCCAGGCTCTCCTCGGTCGCCGCGCCGGGGTTCCGGATGGTGCAGATGGCGTTGTCGGCCAGCGCGGTCCTGAGCGCGGGGGACACGGTCACGTTCTGGGCGCCTGTGGCGAGGGCGCCCGCCACGGTGACGACGTGGGAGTTGCCGTCCGGCATCACGAGCACGTCGCCGACCTTGAGCGCTGACGCGATGGCGTCGAAGCTCAGGTCTCTGGCGCCGACCGCGTAGCCCGCCAGGAGGTTCACGACGGCGTTGGCCGCCACGGTGCCCGCTCCGGCGGTGTGGGTGCGGATGTTCTGGTCGGTGTAGGTCGAGAAGCCGATGACGCGGCCGAGCTCGGCGTTGCGCAAGGCCTCGGTCGACGCCGCCTTCTCGGCTGAAACGACGGCGTCGATCGCGAGCGCCCTCATGTCGGCGGTCGAGCCGAGCAGCATCTGGCGATCGGCGAACGGAGCCTTGTTGTCGTTGAGCGTCTTGCGGGGAGCGGTGAACGCCCTCAAGGTCGTCCACGCGGTGTCGCCTGACGCCGCGAAGTACGGCACGTCACGGTAGAGCGCGCAGAGCGCGCTGTCGATCGATTGCGCGTGGGCCTGGACGGCCGGGTCGATGAACTGCGAGCGGAAGTCCTGGATCGAGAGCGAGAGCTCCTTGGACGTGACGGCGAAGGTCACGTCCATGAGGTTGGACAGCGTGACCGGGACGGCGGTCTCGACCGCGTCCTGGGTGGTGACGGTCGCACCGTTGTACGCGCTTGCGGTGAACGTGGCCGGCTTGCGGATGGAGACGGTGTCCCCGACGCCGGCGAAGTCGTCGGAGTGGTCCCGGTGGACGAGGCCCGCGGCGACCAGGTTGTTCTCGAGAGCGATGATCGCCTCCTTGGCGATGATGCTCGAAGTCAGCAGTGTGTTCGGCATGAGCGTCGATCCTTTCTAGATCCTGCCGTCGGCGCGCGCCTTGGCGTACTCGCCGACGGACATCTTCTCGGCTTCCTCGATGGACACCGCGCCTGTGACGCCCCGCGACGCGGCCGCGGAATCGACCTTCGGCGCAGGCGCGAACAGGTACGGCGCGTCCTTCTTGAACGACTCGGCGTCGAATCCGGTGAGCCCGCCGTCCGCGACAGCGAGCTTCTCGGTGTCGATGAGCGCCCGCGCGGCCTTGAGCCGGTCGCTCGGGACGCCCGCTCCGAGCAGCGCCGTGTCCAGCGCGTACTCCTTGTCGCGGGCGGCGAGCAGGGACTCGAGGTCTGCCTTGGTCTTCTCCGCCCCCGCGGTGATCTCCGCGAGCCGCTTCTCGAGCGCGTCCTTGTCGCCGGTCACCTTCGACAGCTCGGCGATCTGGTCGCGCAGCCTCCCGACCTCGGCCTTGAACTCGTCGCGCTCGGTCTCGACGCGCGCATGCTTCCCGAGGGACACGACCTTGTCGAGCGGGATGACTTCACCCTGCTCACTGATCGCGATCGGGTCACCATGCTCATCGAGCACGAGCCTGCCCTCGTCGTCCTTCTTGAACTTCATGGTCCCTGTTCCCTCCTGGTGCGGTTGTCGCGCGAGACTGTGTCCCCGCGCAGTCATGTGCCGGGTCGTCGTCCCGGCGGACGAGACGAGCCTAGGAGGTTCGTTACCGACGCCCCTTGCGGTGGCGCCGGCCGACGTGCCAGCCGCCGCAGAACGAGCAGTGGTAGGCGCGACCCTTATAGCCGACGGAGCGAAAGAGCGAGGCGAGGTGCGACAGCGCGGCCTCCTTGGTGGAATGCCGCTGCTTGCCCGTGCAGCCCCTGGCCTCTGCGTGTGCCCGTGCCCCCATGAGGGCAGGATGCGGGAGGGGTTATACCGGGGGAGACGGAGAAGCCCCGCGGGGAGGCGGGGCTTCAGTAGATCGCGACGCGGGGGTCGTCTGCGGCGTACTCGGGTGGTCGAGGCGTCTCCTCGACGACCTCGAACAGGTCCGGAGGGAAGAGTGCGTCGTCGTCCAGCACATCGGAGAGAATGCGATAGAGCCCGCCCTCGATCTGCATCACGTCGTATACGGCGTCTTCGGTGAGCGGTGTCTGCCGCCCGTTCCCTTTGAACCGGACCCTCACTGTTTCTTCGACCAACCTTTCACATACGGTCTCACCACTCCGGTGGTCGGCTCTTCGAACCAATGGACGTTGGCGCGCTTCGCGACGCCTGCCCCATCATACACCCGTGCGTAGCCCTTTGTGTGTTGCCATTGCGAAGGTGCACCACCAAACTCGGCAGCATAGCTCCTCGCCTTCCGGAACGGCGTTGAGGTGCTTCGCCCTGCAAACACCTCGACCTCCGTGACGAGCGTCTCCGGGGCGACCCGGCCGTGCCCGCCCTCGGGAAGAGCGATCGGCATCCCCTCCATGATGCTGCTCGGGCGATCGGGCATCTTGAGGACCTTCGGTCGCCTATCCACCTTGAGCGCCCGCGGCTGCGCCCCGATGCCGTACGCCTTCTCCCGGAGAGGCTGGCGCGGGAGGCCGTTCGTGTCCGCGAACGCCTTGAGCCGCCGCTGCTGGTTGCCGAGCTTGAGGCGGGCCTGCGTGTCGTCGAGCCCGGCTTGCCGCAGCGCGGCCATCTCGCGCTTCGTCTCGCGCACCGCCCGCTCGTGGCGCCGCTGCTTCTGCGTCGCCTCGTAGAGCTCGTCGTTGGTCATGCCGTTGTCCGCGCGCTCGGGCATCTGGGGCAGGCTGGTGATGCCGGGGGCGAACGGGTAGACGGAATGGCCGCAGTTCGCCCCGAGAAGCCCCGTCACGGTGCCGTAGCCGGTCACCGAGACGAGGTCCGGGTAGCCCTTGGTGCGTCCCGATCGGGAGAATGCACGCCCCTGCCACACCGCATGGTCGGGCCGTGCCCCGAAGTGCGCCGACGTGTAGACCAGATCATGTCCGTACTCGTCGAGGCGTGCCATCGTCATGCGTGCGGACGCCTGGGAGACCTGGGTGACCACGTGACGGCGTACGGCCACGTCGATGTCGCTCTTGACCCCGGAGGCGTAGTCGATGGTGGCCAGCCCCTCCTTGGAGAGCCGCGAGACCGCCCGGCTCATCACCTGGTCCACCGGCACCGCTCCGTGGTTCCACGTGGTGATGGCCTCGGAGGCCACGTCGTACCAGACCGCCTGCGCCTGATGGGCCATCCTGAGGTTGTTCCGCGCGATGATCTCGGCCACGCCCTCGGCGGTCTCCTGCGCGGTCCGCATGAACGCGGCGCCCGACCCCGCCGCTCCGGCCGCGTGGACCGAGGAGAGCGCGGCGACATCGCCGGTGTCCGAGGAGATCAGCGCGCGTTCGACGAGCCGCCTGCTCTCCTTCGAGATGGCGGGGCCGTGCTCTGCCAGGATGCGCGCGACCTCGTCGCGGTTCATCGCCGCCGCGGTCTCGAGCGTGCGCTGGTCGGAGATGGACAGAACGCCGCCTTTGACGAGCGAGGTCACGAGCCGCTCCATGATCTCGGCGACCATGCGCTCCTCGTGCCCGGAGACGATGCGCGCCGCGAGCCCGTCCATCTGCGCGGGGGTGAGCACCTAGAACTCCGGCGCAGGCGAGCCCTCGGCTTCGGTCATGGCCCTCGCCGTCGCCTCGTCCTCGCCGTACCACTTCCTCCGGTACTCCCACGGCCGCATGAGGCCGGCGGCGATGTCGGTGAGGTCGCGCCTCCTCTGCGCCTCCGCGTCCTCGATGATGCTGTCGTCGAACCTGACGGTGATCCCTCCGGGATCCTCGGGGAGCGGCGCCCCGGTCACCGTGCGCGCGAGCGTCAGGATCCCGGCGACGATCGTCCGGATGGCTGGCTCGAGCGCGTTCTCGTGCTTGCGCAGGTTGCGGAAGAGGTCCGACTGCTCCGAGATGACCTCTGTGGCCGTCTTGACGCTGGACGCTCCCTCGATGTCGAAGTAGTCCGCGCCCATGCCGCAGCGGCTGCCCAGGAGCTGGAGCCCGGTGCGCAGCGCGAGCCGGTTGTCTGTGACGCGCAGGTCCGGGTTGTACTCCTCGATGAGGTCGTTGCCCGCGTCCACCTCGGTCTTGCGAAAGAGCTGCTGGTCCCTCGCGCGTGGCACGGTCACGTTGCCGGACGCGTCGGTCTGCAGCATGCGCTCGTCCAAGAAGAGCATCTTCTGGCCGAGCCAGATGTCGCGGTGCATGTTGTCCACGGCCTCGTCGGTGAGCATGACCGCGCCGATCGCGTCGTCGAAGACGCTCACGCCGGAAGGAGAGTAGTCGCAATGCGTGTTCTCGAGACCTGGGCGGACGAGCGAGAACAGCGGGGCGGCGCTCCTTGTCTCGAACACCGGGACGATGCCCGGGACCTCGACCGGCCTGCCCTTGTCATCGAACAGCGCCGTCTCGATGCGGTACGTGCCGTCACCGGAGAGGAGATGGGACTGGAGCTGGGTGAGCCGTCTCCCGTGTGCGACGACCTGGGAGACGAACGCGCACTCGGCGCACGAGTCCTCATCGTAGGACAGAGGCACGATCTGCCGGGCGTCGAAGCGCTGGGCCACGATGCGCGCGCCCGGTGAGAGCGCCGCCCCCTCAGCCATCCCGGTGACACGGAGCGCCCAGGCCGCCGTGCCGAGCGCGAAGGCGCGCTCCACCAGCCGTTGCCCGGATGACAGAAACCCCGAGCGGCCGAGATACGTCTCGAGCCAGGAGTTGGCGGCCTCGTCCTCGGTGGAGACGATGGTGCGCTCGTTCATCATCAGGCTGGCCCACTCCTGGCACACCATCCGGGCGGGCTTGATGCTGATGCGATCGACCTTGTACGTGCGGCGATCGGCGGCGCTCTGCTCCAGGGACGAGTACCAGTCGTGCGTCGCGGTGTACCATGCCCACCACTCCGAGATCTTGCCGCTCATCGGCTGCTCGACCTGGTACCCCATCGCCTTCAAGTGCTCGACATATCCCACCTCGGGTGCTCCTCTCTCAGATGTGCGCCCGGCGCGTCATCAAGTGCTCGAGGGCGTAGCGTGCCGCGTCGATCGAGTGGTTCTCCGCGTCGGGGTAGCTGCTCACGTACTCGCCCTCGCGGTTGCGCTCGAACTCGTAGGCGACGAACTCGCGGGCCGCCAGGGGGCAGCGCTTCTGGTCGATGACGATATTGACGCGCGTCGAGAGCCATTTCATGCCGTGTTCGACGCTGCCCGGCCCCTTGAGCGCCCGCCTCGCGTCGATGCCGAGCGCCCGGTAGTTGTCCACGCTCTTGGGCTCGGCGGAGTCGCACGTGACCGTCTCGCGCCGGAGCACGCCGTCGGCGGTGAGCGCGTCTTTCACGAGCTCGGCCGACGCCTCGTTGGAGAGCTTGACGCCGCTGCGCTCGTCGAAGATGAACAGACGCCGCTGGGCCGTCTGGTAGTGGCAGCGCACGAGCACCCAGGGGTCGGGGAAGTACCCCCAGTCAACGCCGCTGTATGTGCGGTCGAAGCTCGCGATCTCCTCGTCCGTGATATCGCGGAGCACCACGTTCTCGAAGACGTTGCCGCCGACCCCGGTGACCTCGCCGAGATACTCGTGGCGGTATGCGCGCTCGTCGAGTGAAGCGAGCTGCTCCGCCTCCAGGATGAACTGCTCGCCGAGCCATTCGGCCGGCACGTCGGTGTAGCAGCTCTCGTGCACGATCCGGCCGTCACGCCCGGTCTCGAGCTCGCGGTTGACCCAGTTGTTCTTCGAGCGGGGCGGGTTGAAGCTGTAGAGGCACCAGAAGCGCTCGCCGCCACGAAGGAGCGACTGATGGACGCTGCGAACCTCCTCCATGCCGTAGAACTGATCGATCTCCTCGAACCACACCACGCCGCAGTAGCCCGCCTCGAACTTGAGCGACTTGATCTTCTCAGGCTCGTCGAGCCCCTCGAAGACGATCTTCTGCCCGGTCGGACGATAGGCGATCTCCATCGGCGAGGTGGTGGCCTTGAACTTCGACGCCAGACCGAGTGAGGAGATCGCCCACTTCACCTGCGCGTAGACGCTCTTGCGCAGCGTCTTGGCGACCTTACGCAGCACGACGGCGTTGATCTGCGGGTTGCGGACGATGAGCAGCACGAGCTCGAGCGAGGCGAAGCTCGACTTCGTGGAGCCGCGGCCGCCCTTGAGCCAGTAGTGCGTCACGGCGTGGGAGCGTATGTCGCGGTGCAGGCCGTGGAAGGACGGGGCCATCACGCTTGAGAGGCGGGTGGCGTCAGAGGTCATCGACGATCACCACTTTGCCGCCGTCGAGCGCGCCGTCCTCGTAGACGCCGAACATCTTGTTGAGCTGGTCGGTCGATGAGAGAAGGAGCGTGACGGCCGTCTTCGGCAGGTCCGCGAGCTCGCGGTTGCCCCTGTTGGTGTAATGCTTCGCGTCGCCCCGCGTGTCGCGGATCTGGTCGAGCGCTATCTCGCGGACCTCCATGAGCTCGCGGGTGGCGCGCTCGCGGCTCCACAACACGAGGTCGGCCACCTCGTCCATGAGCTCGCGGTAGCGCGCCTTGACCTCGGGCCGCCGCCAGACGGTGGAAGCCCTGCTCGTCACGGTCTTGTGCGGCGTGTCCGCGTCGACCTCGTACGCGGCGCGGTAGGCGACGGCCTGGGTGCAGCCGGCCACCAGCTCCTGCACGAAGCGTTCATGGTTCGGGTTGTCGAGCGCGCTCATGGCGCGCATCG